GGGCCAAAGCCTTGGTATAACGTGAAGACAAGCTGTCATACAAGTTATCTTCCACAGCTTCCTCTGTGATGGAGAAGCCCATCGCAATGGTTTCGTGGGTGTAACGTGCAGTCCATGCTTCCTGTGCATTGTCATAAGCGATGGCAGAACCCTCGTTTTTGACTGGTGCAGCAGAGAAACCTGACAGTTTTGTCTCTTCTTCAAAGCTACGCTCAGATGTCTCTGTTTCGTAGATCTCTTTGTGCTCTTCGCCGTACTTAGCGTACTCCAAACCAAACAATGCGTTCAGGCCGGGGAGCAACTCTTTCAATAGTTGTGCGCGTGAAATAGCCATGATTTAGCTCCTTAGATGCCTTCAGTATTGTTGTACTGTGCAGTGTTGAATTTTACGAGGAACTCGTAATATGTTGTAGCTGCTGTAGTGGCCGGGCCAGTAGCAGTATCAGGAACAACGTCAACAACACGCACGGGGAGTGTGCTGGTAGTGGCGGCAGAAGAGCCGTCGATACCATAGTAGGAATCACCAGTTGTGGTGGAACCTACGTTTGCAACCAAAGCCACGTTAGAACCAACCAACGCACGGGTATAAGCCGTAGGAGTGGTGGAACCAGCGACAGTAGCTACAACTTTGAACACTGCGCTAGGATCATCCACAACAAAGGCCATGGCCATGTTTGTTGAAGTTGAAGTAGCAGCAGGGTAAGCCTGACTATAAGTAGGCTGGCTCATTGAGTTGATGTAAGAACAACCAACCAACACACCAACAACGTTACCAGAGGTAGTTGTACTAGCAGCCACGATGTAGCCGTTAGTGTCAATCTTGACGGTATCACCGTTCAGGATTGCTGTTGCGTAAGCAGGCGCAATTGGGATTTGACGGATCGCTCCGGCGTAGGGTAGACCATCCAGTCGATTGACTGGCTTGAAACCATACGTCTTGTCAATGGTAGGGTATGCCATCTTTAGACTCCAAAAGTTTTAAATACTTCGTCCGATTGTTACCTTAGAGCTTCGTTCTTTGAACAAAGGCATCCGAGGATCACTCTCGCGCATGTAGGTGTTGTCCACTGAATTCATCTGCGAATCGGAGATGTTCCGATAGTGCGCGTCACGCTGTTCAGTAAACTCCACAGGTGTTTTGCAAAGCAACAGGCCACCAATTTCAATTCCGTCTGGAAAGCGTCCGTTAGGATTGCTCAACATACGGAGTTTGGGTTGATCTGCTGATTTAACAGGCTCCCAGCCCTCGCGTAATTTCGAGGAAATATTTGACGGATCAGCATTGTTTAAAGTAGCTAAACGAATCCAGCGGAATGCCCAACCGGGTTCGGGTTCAGGATCGGGCAACAAGGCTGCTGGCATCCACTTCGTAGGACGCTCAAATGTTGCACGAGTTTCTGTAGCTCTTTTTTCACGAATTTGTTCAGCCATTTTCTTTCCTTCTTAATACCGCAACCTCACGAGCATAGCGTTCCAAAGGAATGCCGAGTCGCTTGGCAATAGCCACTTCCGAGGCAGACAATGTGATCTTTTTAGGGGCCACACTCCTAGTCGCAGAAGCGACAACGTTTGATTTCCTACGCTGCGACGTATCAGCGGGTTCCGCAGATTCAAACTTATCTGGGAACACTTGACGCACTCGTCCGTTGATGCGTCTGTAGTATTCATCACTCTGAGGATCTAAACCCTCGTCGTTAACCAGCTTCTCATGCACCGCCAGCGCGAATCCGGTCATTTCCTTGTCAGTACCGAACCATTTATTGGCTTGTTGCCATTCAACGGCTTTAGTATCAACACGGGGTGCTTGCTGATATGCGGGTTGTACAACAGTTTTTTCCTCCTGTAAAGGGGCAGGCTTAAAATTGTTTACACGCTCCGCTTTCATCTTCGCAGTGGTTAAGTCCTCCTGAGCCTGTACAAGAGCATCTGCGTCACCTGACTCATACGCTGCTTTGTAGCGGTCTTTGGCCTCTTTAACCTCTTGCGAGACAACCTTTTTGGCCTGCTCTAGCAGGGCACTTTGGCTGGTATGCACATTGTTCTTAAGCTTCTGATTTTCTTCATAAACTGCTTGAGCAATGCGAATAGCTTCTTCTTTCTCGCGTAACGCAGCCTCTTTTGCACGGCGTTCTTCGTGATAACCCTTGGTAAATTCACGAATTTTGTTGCGATCACGCTGAGAATATGAAGCCAACTCCTCGTCGGTTGGCTCCTGCGGTGGAGTATCCATGGGCTTGCGTCCACGGTCTTCATCCGGTGTGTCGTCAACGACCTCAATCTCAGGTTCGTCTTTTGTCTCTTCCGGCTCAGGTTCTACAACTTTACTGCCTAGACGAGATTGTTTCTCCTCGATTTCATCGGGGAACTCAAATTCAGTCTTTTCTGGTTCAGCCATGGCTACTCCTTAGAAAGGGCGTTGAATGCCACGTGGATCCTGAACAACCGCTTCAACACTATCGTCGTTGATTAAGCGCCATTCGGTTCCATGGATCTTCATACGTGTACCGCTGTTAGGGCGAGTAATGATGAAGTCTCCAACCTTGCAGGACGGCCCAGACGGAAAGCGTTTCTCATCTTTAAACGCATCTGGCCCCATTTTTGCCACGAACAGCACGGGAGACAGGATCTCTTCGTGATGCATCATGGTTGCGGATTTGATAATCCCAGCTTTGGCCAAAGGTCGGCATGTGGTTACGAATATTGAAGGTATGGCATCGCCGGAACGGCAAGAGGCGTTGTTGGCCGCTGCCCGCAAAATCAATGGCGAGCTCCAATTTATCAGCTTCAATCACATCAACCATTCTGACCTCGAAAAGGGCAACATATTTCCACGCGACATGCGCCGGGAAGATGACGAGGGAACGCGCATTTTCGATGACAGCGCGTCTGTTCTTAAATTTGGCTCCTTGCTCGTTTGGGATGAAGCGCGTTCTTTCACGACCGGTGAATTGCCGACCTATTGGCATGAAGCGTTGACCTATCACGGGCATTGGGTCGGCAACGGCTTCGCAACGGACATGGTGATTATCCATCAAAATTGGAAGTCGCTTGCCCCCTTGCTGCGCTCGGTCGCTGAAATTGTCTATGAATTCGTTAAAAAGCCGGGCGGCAAGGGTTACACACGGTTTTACTACCATGCGCCGGGCGACCGCGATCTCTACCGCTCAAAGGCGGAATTGACTGAAAGCTACGCCTTCGAAAAAGAAGTGTTCGACTGCTACAAAACCAATGCAGGCGAGACACCGGTTGACGACAACGTCACTCTTCCTTTTTGGAAAACCAAGACATTTCGCGTCCGTATGACGATTGGGGTAATAATATTATGCGGCGCAGCCGCCTTATTATATTATTCCTCAATTCGACTTTACGAGACGAATGTAGCGCCGTCCAAACAGGACGATGCCGTTGCAAAAGCGCAATCGGTAATCCCGACATTTGGGGTTTCAAAGCCGGTCGGGCCGACAATCGTCGGTGTCGTTCCAACAGAAGGCGGTGACGCTGCTTTGGTTCGTGAGGGTGACGCATTTGTCACTGTGCGGATCGAGGACGGACGTGTGCCTTGGAAAGGTAGTTATCTCGCATGGCCGGAAGATATGTGATGGCGGCATTGCTAGCTATATCGTCGCCAGTAATGGCACAAACCGTTAAAACATCGGGTTCGCAGCGTGGCCTCATTTTGCGGGAAGTGCCTGTCAAGGTCGCAATTTCGCAAGTCCTCCGGTCGCTGATCAAAGAGCCTTTCGTGATCTGCGATGCAGCACTCAAGGATGACCGGCTCGTTTCCGTGAATATTCCGCCTTACGCTCTCAAATTCGACAATTTGGCGCGTATCGTCGGCCAATATGGCTATCAGCTTCGTCCAGTCTCGGGCGTCATCTATGTTTGCAATGACAATGGGGCATCGCTCAACCCGGCATCTATACCGTCTGGAAGCCCCATAGCAGCGCCACAGCCACAGTTCGTTACTCCGAACTCATATTACCCCTCAATGTCATCATATGCCCCTGTAGCGGCTCCACAGCCAGCGCCGCAGGCAATAATTCCTCAAGTCGATCCGATTAAAACGGCGTTGGAGGGATATCGCACCCGTTATGTTGATCCGGCTGACCTGAAAAAAACGACTGCACCATTTTTCGGCGAGCTCGTCATCGATGTCCATACAGGTCCAGGCTTTACACCAACAATATTCGCCCAGGGCGACGAGAAGCTCGTTGACCGCTGGGTTAAGATGGTCAAATTTCTCGATGCTCCGACCGATAGCGTCGAAGTGCAGGCGATGCTTGTTGAAGTTTCTCATAATGAACGCTCTGGCTTTGCCGTGTCGGCTATTCTTAACGCTGTTGGCAATGGCTTCGGCTTCTCATTTGGCGACGCAAATGCACAGGGTGACAATCTGACATTTCGGGCACCGTCATTCGATGCGGTGGCCTCGGCCATCAACACCGGCGGCAACAGCCGTATCATTTCTGCACCCCGTCTCACGGGTC